AGAAAGATGGCACAAAACCCTCATGAATACCTCATTGAGCAAGTGCAATTCACCGGTGATGAATCTGTAGGTTCTTCTTCTAACAAGATTAAGTTGAACTTCAATCATCCTTGCAAAGAGCTCATCTGGGTTGTTCAACCTGATGCCAACGTTGATTACTGTGCTTCCCTTCAAGACGGTTCTACTCTTTTCAAGACCCTTGGTGCTCAGCCATTCAACTACACCGACGCCATTGATGCTCTTCCTCCTGCTATCCACGCTTTTGGAGGACCTGCTGAGACCTCTGGCTCGAATGCATTCATCAATGCTTCTGGTCTTTTCCAAATGGCCGGAGCTGTTGACCAAGTTCCTTCTGGTAACGTCAACATGACTGGCGTTCAAGGTGAATGGGCTTCCACCAACGCCTTTGTTCCTTTTACTCCTCAAGCCAACGGTGGACAACCTTCCGGTTCCACCGTCTCTGATGCTGGAACATTCGTTCTTGGTGAAACCGCCCTTGACCTCCACTGCTGGGGTGAGAATCCTTGCGTTACTGCCAAATTACAGCTTAACGGCCAAGACCGTTTCTCTGAGCGTGAAGGTTCTTACTTCGACGTTGTTCAACCTTTCCAACACCACACCCGTGCTCCTGACACTGGTATCAACGTCTACTCTTTCGCTTTAAGACCTGAGGAACACCAACCTTCGGGCAGTTGCAACTTCTCCAGAATTGATAACGCTGTTCTTCAGCTTGTCCTTTCTGCCGGAACTGTTTCTGGAACTGCCACTGCCAAGGTCCGTGTGTACGCTGTTAACTACAACGTCCTTCGTGTCATGAGTGGTATGGCTGGTGTCGCATACAGTAATTAAATAAAATATACTGCTATGCAAATCTTAAAAAAAAATACTAATTGATTTTTATATTAATATATAAATCAATTCAGCTTCAAAAATTACTTTACTTTTTCTATTTTCATATCTTGCGTAATATAGTAAATATTCAATTGAATATTCAACTCCTTCAAGTTTTTTACGATTTTATCACATGAGATAATAGTAGTAATAATAATATTATCATTGTTTTTTACTTTGTTTTTGAATAAATCAAAATTAATAATTTCTTTGTTGTCAATAACTCTATGTAGATAACATTTATTATCATCTATTATGTTTATAATTTTTGACTTGTTGAATTTTTTTAGTATCTTGAATAGAAATTGACCACAGCCATAGATATATAAGTTCTCAAATGCATCAATCTCTAGTGAATTTATTAAACCGGTTCCGCTTTTTAAATACTTGTCAAATGAAAGGTTGTTATATGTTTTTTTGAATATTCCTCTTATTACATAATATTTTTTACCATTGATAAAGAAAAAATCATCTTGAATGGTCGATGCAACGAAATTATGTTTTATTAAAAGTTTGTTCAATGCGTATTTGCTGAAGAAATTTATATGTTCTATGTTTATTTCTTGTAATGGACCATTAGCTATAAAATCTTCATAATACTCCATATTTGGAACTTCTATGTACAAATACCCATTTCTATTCAAAATATCAGTTATTTTTGTAATAAATTCATCCAAATCATAAATATGTTCGAGAACATGAGAAATAGTTACACAATCATATTTTTTGGTTACGTTCTCCATATTCACATCATATATATCCACATTTTCATAATGATTTTTCAAATTATTAAATAATTCTCCATTACCACATCCATAATCAATTAATGAATGGATATCCATATTACTTATATTTTTTTTTATAAAATCAAAACATTTCGTGTCTTTGTCTTCACTAATTACATAATCCTTGTAGTTGTTGAAATCTCTATAATAGTTATTATAGTCAACTTGAACATTTCCACTATCACTAAAAAAAAAATAGCAATCTTTACAATAATATACTGTCAACATTGAATTTAGTTTGATATCAGTCGGTAAATCAAGTTCAATGCTACAAATACTATTATCTGTTATGTAAGAATTACAAATATAACACTGTCGCATAATTGTATAGTCATTATGATTGATAATTTTTATATTGAAATATTTTTACTACTTTGTAAGATAATTCATAATTATAGAGATATTTATGAATTTATTTTTTGTATCTACGTTTAGATTTATTATTTGAATTTCGTTTCACGCGCTTCTTTGATTTACCTCCTACAACTGCGCGTTTTTGTTGTGAATCTGCGCGTTTTTGTTGTGAATCTAATTTGGCTGCTTGTATTAATTTCTGTTCTTCTTCTTTTGTATTTTTCGTATCTGAAGTAACAAATCTATATCCTTTGTTTTCAACAAAAATTTTTATTCTTTCACCAGTTGTGTCTTTCTCCTTAGCAGGTTCTGCATTTTGATAATCTGAAGTTGTAAAAATTCCATCTGTTTTCAAAAAAACATCAGTGCCACTTTCTGTTCCTTTATCTTCATTCAAAAAACCAACAAATATAGCTTTATCAAAAATATAACCCCGAACAAAAAAACTATTATCTCTATTATCAGGAAGAGGTTTTTGCTCCAATTTTCCAATTGAATCATAATCAAGATTATGATTATCTAATGATTTTTTTTGGTCTTGTGTTATATTTGCTTGTTCAAATTCTTTTTGTTTAGCCTCAAATTCTTGTTGTTTAGCCTCAAATTCATTTTTTGTAGTTAAATAATGACTAAAATCCAACGATGTACGAAGTTTCAATTCGCCTTGAACTGTTTCTTCTTTCAATTGTTCTGAATTATCTATTGGTGGTGATTGACTTTCTAAATCATCTAGTATTGGTTCTTTTGAAGGATCCATTATACAATATATAAATATAAAAAATATATCAATTAAATCATTGTCAAATATTTTTACTACTTTATGTTGCCTTTTTTATAAACGTAAGTAAGATAAGTATCGTCTGTGGCAAAATTCTGCTTTTGCATCACCAATCGTGTCTAAAAAGTTATCCATCGAATCAAATCTAACAAATCGAAGTTTTATTTGTTCATTCATGTCCTCACCATAAACTTTATTTTTCATAGAATCAAACTCCTCCTCATCAATAGTTGTTTCCCATAAATAACCAGTAATTCCTTCATCCAATAACCCAATTGATAAATTTACTTTAGAACCTAATTGCACTAGTTCATTTTTCTTTGGAGTAAATCCTGTTTCTTCTTTAATTTCTTTGAAAACGGGCCCAAGGATTTCCGAGTCGTCCACTTTATCATCAAGCATACCGGCCGGTAATTCGATTTTGAAGCCATGTCCAGCAACACGAATTTGTTCTACGAACAAAACATATTTCAATCCCGTGTTGCGCATGTTTACGACAATATATACGCAAATAGAATCACCGCGAATTAATACTATATTGGAAGCAACGGGTTCATTTGTAACTTTGTTTACACATGAAACTATACATTTTACAAAGCCGAGACGCTCGGGTAGAGGTGGTCCAAAGAAATCCACATCTGTTACTGTAATACTTGTTACACTCAGTTCATCTTTCTCCAATAACCGGTCTATCCATTTTTTTACCTTAGGTGACTTACTAATTGCTTCCAACTTGTCTTCCAAGTGGATATATCTGGCTATAAAAGGAATACCTTTATACTCTATATCAGAAATGGATGTCATTTTATCAAAATAGGTTGTTGCTTTTGTTATTTATAATAAAAAAAATATACAAATCAATTTTTTTGTAAATTGAACAATTATTATAATCTCTCAAGGTCTCGTAGAAATAATAACTTCCTTCGCTTTTGTATCTGGATTTTTACTATGAATAGACCGTTTACATAAAATACCTTCCACCGTGTATTTTTCGGTAGAGAAATACTCCCTTACCAAAGGAACATCTGAATTACTCATCATCCAAGAAATACCCTTACCAGCAATTGAATCACACAACTTGAACAACTCTTTGTGTTTCTTACTATCAAACCCATTTTCTGTATAACCGACAAAAGATGTTTCTTTTTCAGGTGCATAAGGAGGGTCCATATAAACAAAGTCACCCAGATTGACTGTTATAATTGATTTTGAAAAGTCACAGAATTCAAAATGGACACCTTGTATCAATTGATGAACCTCTTCCAAATGTTTGCGATTTATAATCTCTGGATTTCTGTTATTACCAAATGGTACATTAAACCCGTTGGGTCCAACACGAAATACACCTCGAAAACACGTTTTATTAATGAATATAAACATTGCCGAACCCAGTGTCGAGATTCTTTCGTCGTGGCTTAAATTATTATAACGACTACGAGTCCAATAATAGTAGTTTTCTTTGCTCTGTTTAGCCTCCTCTAAATTTGTTGGTTTTCGATTTACGGTTTCACCATTTGACTGATTATATTCACCAATCAGCACTTGCAAATCATTATACAACTCAATATACTTAGTTTGTATATTCTTGTAAACATATATAAGAGCCTCATTTGCGTCGTATGCGTAGACCTCACCGGATAATTCAATAGAACCTCTTTTTACTTCAGTCAAAAGTCCCAGAAGAACACTACCACCACCAAGAAATGGTTCATGATAGTTGACCATTTTACGCGGAAAACGCTCCATTATACATTCAAGTATCTGAGTTTTACCACCCACCCATTTTATGATTGGTTTTGTAAATTGTGCTGTCATTATGATAGTCTAGTATTATATTATATTTTTACTCAGAATATTATATTCTCTTAATCAATTTTTTATTTTTTAGAGTTATAGACCTTAAAAAAAAATATATTAGTGGTTAAAAAGAGTTTAAATATGAATTCAAGAAACTTGATATAATGTCTGCTTATACGACAAATCATACTAATACTCAAAATGAACTTCTTATGAAAAACCTAATGGATTTTTATAAAGAATCTGATAATTTACATAAAATGTTACGTGTAATTAATGGGGAATCTAGAATATCATTAAGAATTGTAGATTGGTTTGTTACTAATTTTGCGAAAAAAAATTATACTGTCTATGAACTGCCTGCCGCAATGAGCGAAACTGGACGTAACAATGACCCTATTCGTTTCAAAGTATATAACGACTACAAACTCAAATTGAAGGCCTATAGTAAGAAACGTTTTGACCCTTTTTGTAGATGGGACCGGATAACAATACCATATAATGAAAAAAAATATATGGAAACTACCATCGGTCAACTCAATTTTTTCAAATGGGCAATCGAAAATAATATTATTGAATATATTGAGAACCACTATGACGCTATTGAATCCGATATGAACTCAAGAAACAGTACATCAAAACGTAAACATGGTTTGAAAAATAATTATTTTGTCAATAATGATTTGAAAGAAGCAGATTTAGTAAATGACAACAATCCAGATAGTCTTGTTATTGCTGGCGGCGATAGTGGTAAAACTCGAAAGAAACGCGAAGAGCTATCGGTATCCGCATGTAAATGCATTAAGAAAGAGACAGTTAAAATTATAGTTAAATTCAATTAGAGAAGTGTCAAGTGCTTCTGATATTCTTTCTAGAAATAAATATATTTATCCCGTAAAAGAGATTAATATCTTCCATTATTGTATAACTATACTATAATAATGGAATTTGAAAATGAAATGTATGGTGGAGCAGTCCCTATTAACCCAAATAGCAAAACTAGTAGATTTGAATTAGTTTATAATATGATTCAAAGTGCTACAAAAATAGAGTGTATATCTTATAATTCATTGAAAGGTTTTGTATTTTCTGTTGAAGGCGACCCACAGTTCAAAAGTGTTACATCCCAACTTTTTACTACTGAAAAAAGAAATTTAAACCTTGGAAAAATAATTTTGAAGTTTACTATATTGAAAGAAGGCAAGAGTAATGATAAATTACCTGTATTTAAAATGGATTTTAAAGAAGTAGATGAACAAAGTAACGAAAAAAGCCCAAAAAATAAAGAAATAAATAAAGAAACAGATAAAATAAAAGATTTTTACATTGAATCATTTACACAAGTAGATATATTCACAAGATGTTTCCAAATAGGAACATTATCTATTTGCCCATCTGTGCTTACTCGTACTGTTATTGAAAATGCCGAAGCCAATATATTTTTAGATTTTTTTGAAAATAAAATTGATGGTTCGTCTGATATTGAAAAAAAAGTTGTTTCTTACATGAAAGAACAAGTAAAAAAATATTCTCTAGGTATAATTGCTATGGAATATGCTGATAAATTTGTTTTGTTGAACAATTTTTATAAACCTATACATGAGGTTTTTGATAATAAAGAAATAATTGAACGCATAAAAGATTCTCCCGAAAAAAAATTTTTGACCGGTGTCACTAAAAATATTATTTTATTACATCGCATTGCATTAGTATTATCAAATATGCTTCTTTTACTATTTGAATTTTTTTATCTACACTATGATTTACATTTAAACAACGTTTTTGTTTTGGACTATAATAAAAGTTCTTCATGTGATAATTTTCTTGATTTATTAAATCCACAGAACAATACTTTAAGTTCATGCTCTAGGATAATAGACTTTGGACGAGTATATAAAATAGAAACAAACGAATCCGATGAATTAAACAAAAAAATAAGAGATGATAAGAGTGATAATATACCCACGGATGAAATAGAGAAAACGCTTTTTTCAGAATATGATGAATTTATAAAACTGATAACAGAAAATTTTAACATTGAAACACATTTTGACGAGGCATCAAATTTTATTGAAAAGTTCTTAACATTTATATTCAAAAAGGATGCTGAACAAAACAATAACAATGTTCGTCCACAATGTTATGGAATTTTTTTATTAGGAGATCTAGCAGAAAAAGTGCATAGTAACGGCACATATAAATTGAAATTGGGAAAGTCTGCAAATAGAGATTACATATTTTTTCTTATCATAAAATATTTTAGAACTATTTATGAAAAACAAAAACAAAAGACTCAACCTCCAAGAACAGTAAAACAACCAAGAGATATAACTTACAAATATAATATACTAAGAGCACAAGGTAGTTTTACAAATATATTCAACGAAAAGAAGGAGGATGAATTATTAAAAAAAGGGGATGTGGAACATTCTTTACCGGCAATATTGTTTAACATGGGGTTGGATATATTAGAAAAAAAAGGTGTAACATCTGAAAAAATAAAAATACAGGATACTAAGTTAAAAATTGAACCAAAAATGGATGAGTTATTTTTGGGAAATATGAACAACGTAATTAAACAATTAGGAGGAACTATAGAGTTTACTATTTGAAATATTTTCTAATAATATCTTATAAAATGGCTGAAATTGAATTTGAAATTAAAGGAAAAGGAAAAAAGGGGGGTGATAATTCTCTTACAGAAATAAAATTTACTAGTATAAAAATTGACAAGGAGGAAAAATCATTCGATGATTCAGTGGCTGACCATAAAAACGCAAAAGACGCTTTGTCAGAACTTTTATCCAAACCAGCGGATGAAGGTAGTAGTAGTGATAATAGTAGTAGTAGTGATGATAGTAGTAGTGGATTAAATATTACTACTAGTACATCCGACCCTAACAGCGGTGGAAGTTCACATAAAAGAAAGAGCTATAAAAAAGAAAAAAAAATGAAAGGAGGTAAAAGGAAGTCAATGCGCCGTCATAAGCATGTTTAGCATAACCAATATATAAAAATAAAAAAGAGTCTTTCACCAACAATACATATTATTTGGTGAAAGGATAAAAATTCAATGTATGAATAGTGTATATAATGTTAAAAAAAAAAGACTTACTAAAAGGAATGAAAACACATAGATATGGAATAAATCCAATGAAAGGGCCAAAAATGACCTTTCCATCTCATGTATTAAGAGGTTATCAAAAAATTAAAGAACCAGATGTAGAAATCGAAAGTTTTCCAACACCGGATTCACAAGCAGAAGTAATACAGACGGGTTCTGTATTATCAACTGAGTCTGATATTTATGCATTCTATAATTTAGATAATTCATCAGAAGAAGAGTTAACATTTGAAAACGTTTCAACAAAGTTACAAAAAGTAAATGACGAACTAAGAGTTTTAGATTTTGATAGTGGAACCCCTACATCTGTTATAGATAGTGAACAATCTGGAACTCCTCTATCTTATTATACAGCTAATAGTGGAAGTGAAGGTTCAAACGGAAGTCAAGAATCTGAAAAAAACCCTCATTTGAAAGCTGCAGAAGATATATTTACCAAGTCTTCGATATTTGATAGTACTAAATCAATACCGACTATAAAAACCGAGTTCTCTATAACGCCACAACTATCAAACGAAATATCCATTTTAGAATCTATTCCATCTGAAAGGATAATTAGTATGAGTAAAAATTCAGAAGAAAGCCAATCAGAAGAAAGCCAATCAGAAGAAACTATTGATGATGAAATTTTTACTCAATCAGTTGCCGAGGATACTTCGAACCCTACAATTGAGATTAAACCCCCTAATTCAGAAAGTTTTATTGTTGAAATATTAGGTAAATCGGTTACACCACCGCAAATTTCTCCTAAATACCAACCTAACGTAAAAGCACTTTTTGAATTAGCTGCGCTTACACCCAAAAGTGAGAGTGTAGCTATTGAGGAAGAAAACAAAAAATATATTGATACTCAAAGAAGTGATGGTATGACAGCATTGTCGCTAGCCGCTTACCATGGGAATATGCCAGTTTTAAAAAATATGTTAGAGACTGAACAAGGATTACATGCTTTAAAAATTCCAGACCAAGATGGATATATTCCACTACATTGGGCAGCTGCACAAGGAAAACTAGAAGCCGTTGAAGCAATTATCGCAAAGGTAAATAAAAAGAAAATAGACGGTGTATTAAATGCAGTAACTAATTATGGTGAAACAGCAGCAACACTTGCATGGAAAGAAGCAATGAATCAAAAATCTACAATTTCAAAAGGGTTAGAAGATGCTAGTGCAAAAGAAAAAATAGAAAAACAAATAGAAGAACAAAAAAAAATATTAAAAATTGTATTTGATGCAACAGTTCCGAAGAGTAATTCAGAACCGGTACTCGACGCCGTCAACGAAGAAGAAAAATCCCCTGAAAGTCTTTCATCTTCAACCTCTGATAACTTATTGACACCTTCTATTCCATCAACAATTGCATCGCGCGAGGCTTCAGACCCAGGAACAATTATTAGTTTAAATGTTACACCTCTTCATTTATCTGTTTCATTAGAAGCTATGTCATCTTTAACAATGACTAGTAATTCAGAAAAACAAGATTCAATTGCAGAACCCGCCTCAAATAAA